TTAAGAACGTGGTGGCCGATGTTTTGTCAGACCCAAAGTCCAGCACAGCTATTGACCTGCCACTCAACCCCGCCTTTACGCTTGAGTTGTAGATCAAAGCACACCGGGCCGTGATTACACCTGTCCAGGATACATTGGCAAAGCCTACATAGGCCGTGTAGTCAGATGTGCTGACGGTAATCCCGGTCATTGTTGCCCCACCAGCCACATAAGTGCCTGTAGCGGCCACCTCATTCACACTGCTGTAAACGGTGGTGTCTTCGTTTAAATTTGCATTGGCCGTGTACAAGGCGATCTTGATCACATCCGTGGTCAAGTCATGGATGCCCTGATAAAGCTCCGCTTTGAAGCTGGTAGTTTGAGTCTGAACAATACTCACGATACGGCAACCCTAACTTGACCGTCACGATAAGCATCCATACGCTGTTTGCCGTCACCCAAGTTCTTGAGTAGCGCAATTGCTTGAACGTACCGTTGATTGACCAATGCAACCATATCGGCTTCACCCTTCATGTAAGTGAGAGCCTCACACAGAGTCCCGTACAACAGCGCAGAATCAAAGTTATCCCCCAGCCATGTGGTCAGGGCGGTCACAATGGACTCTGGGTAGTAGTAGTAATGCAGTTCAGCGCCATAGGCGGTGTTTGGAGTTGGGCCAACAATGAACGACAACTCGTTCACATTGGTAGACTGAGGGCCAAAAATGGCGTAATGCTTAGGTGTACCCGTTGTGGTGGGGTTGGGATACGCATCCCGCATGAAGTTCACATCTTTGTTGAGCAAGTAGATGTAGCTCCCCCCGCCGCTTGGATAGATAGCCAGCGAATACACAGACAAGAAATCATCTGGACATGACAAGTACTTATTACTAGCCGTGAGCGTTCCTGTTACGTTCTTACGCAAGTTTGCAATCTGAACAGTGTTGTAGATACGCTGTTCAGCCTGTTTGATCATTGTGTTCATGTCCGTGGTGTTGAACGTGTTTTCACAATAATCGCTAACAGCGACTACAAGTTGGGCATAGGTCAGTGCCATATAAACCTCAGGCCATTGGCCCTCTAGCCATCACACCTTTGGTAGCTGCGCCAGTACCACGAATCTTGATACCGCTGGTTTTAGTTGCGCCGCCACCAGACTTGCTGATATTGCCCACCGACATGTTGACCGTATCTGCGCGACTGAGGTCTGGTCCACTGCCGGGGTTCTCAGAAATACGCGTTGGCTTGCCGTCCATGGTGTGTGGTGCGGCGTAAACACTGGCAGAACCAACTTCTTTACCCATCATTTTTTTGCTGAATGTAGCCATTATTTGCTCCCAGATTTCTGGTTCATTGCGCGAGATAAATTCTTGCCGTATGTTTTACGGTCCATGCTAGTGGGCCCGCCTTTTTTCATGCCCTTGACGTGCATGCGCTTTTCATGCGCCTTCACCTCTGTGTCGGCAATTGCCTTGACTTGTTTCTTGTCCATGTTCGCTCCTAAGTTACGCTTACCGTTACTGTACCAACACTTGCCGTTGCCACCAAGTAGTTTGGCGTTAAATCTACATCAAAGAAGCTAGACCCGCCCACCGGTCTCCAGCCCCATTGAATATCTCTTGACCCGCCAGATGGAAATCCGCCCGCGTTGATACCCGAAGTCACATAGGTTGTATCTGGCCTGGGTTGACGAACCGCTTGAGGATCATCCACCGGATACATACCCAACTGTAACTGCGGTTGGTCCGGGTCCCAGCACTCTGGGCACACCTTGATCTGATACAGCTTGGTCTTGATGACCTCATTTTTAAGCTGTTTGAGTTTAAAACGCTGCCCGCACCGATCGCACTCGGCAATTGAAAACTTGCCAGAGGAGAACCGATTACCCATTACGGAGTGCTCCCCCCAATAAAGGACTGTCTGGGTACAAAGCGGATCGCTGCTTTCTCGTGATCTTCCCCTGCGGCTAGGCCAAACTGCTCGTCATATACCGCTTTGAGCATGTCCATGCGTCCTTGCAGTTCAGGGACCTTCATTGCAATGTAGTACGCCAAGCCCGCCACAACACAGGGCAGGAAGCGGAAATTCATGTCAGCGGTCTCTACACCAGCACCAGCATCTTGAACGCGACGCATGCGGTAGTAGACAAACTCGTATGAGGTAGACCCATCAGGGGTTGGCCACACAGTCACAGCGGGTAGCTGGGGCACGAAGACGGCTGTTGCGGCGGTGTGAGCCGCTGCCGTAGTGTTGTTTTGCCCGCGAAACACACTGTTCAAAGTGTTCCCGTCAATGTAGCCGTAGTACATGGTCTCATTGTCCAGCTTGATGTAGCCAGATGATGCCAGTCCCACAGTCGAACTTAGGGTAAGTGTGGTGGCTGTGCTGGTGATAGTGCTTGCCAACGTCAAAGTGGTCGTGCTGGTTTCACCAGACAGACGTTGAATCCAGACCTGAATAGGCCGGGCTTGGGTTAATTTGTTGGGGATTGTGGCGTAGGTAGAAACACTAATACGCGTGATGGACAAGTCAGCTTGAGTAGTGCTGCTGTTGCCGCCCGTGCGGATCACATGATCCAGCAGGTCAATAGTATCCAATGGCAGCGGATAAGTATTCAATCCCTGCACCAGCGGGAAAGACCCAGCCTCAATCGTCCACATGTTCAGACCACGATTGGCCCACTCGATGGTCATCAAGTTCATAGACCTGCGTGCAGTACGCAGATCGTAGCCAGAACGCATCTCACGGCCAGCCCTCTCCCACGCTTCCTCGGCAATCTCCGTGAAGTCGGGGTTAAACGATGTAGCGCCGGTTGTGGTCATCTAAATCCTGCCGTTTTCTTTGCAATGTTTTTGGGTTGCGCCACAAACTGTTTGCCTGCTGCCTTGCCCGCACGTTTGGCTTTGGTGGTTGCTGCGTACTCGGCGGGAGACAAAGACTTGATTGCTGCTTCAGGTAAGTATCTCTCACCTGTTTTTGACGAAGGCTTCCCCGACTTGGTACGCCATTTCTGGTCACCCCAGTTTTTAAGGGAAGTCTGCGGTGCTTTCAATCTTTGTATCCCCCACCAGCAGCCTTGTACTTTTTAGCCACAAGTTGTGCCTTACGGGCTGACCACTGACCCGCGCCTGTTCCCTGTGTAGCCGCAGCTTTTACCTGGGACACAATCCGTTTACGCATGCCCGGCTTGGTGTAGTTTCCAGCCGCATTTACCTTCCCGCCTTCGGCGTACTCAGTAAAGTTAGTGTCATCCCGACGGGCCTTCTTAACGCCTTTGGGCATCTTGGTCGGACTGATAGCGCCCATACCGCGACTGGCAATCATACAAACCTGCCCTTGGTTTTACCCTTGGTAGCGCAGCCATCTGCTTTTTTGGAAGCAGAACCAACGCTACCGCCTGAAGCCTTTTTGACCGGTGCCGAAGCACTGTCAATATCTTGAGGCGGGCTACCTTTGCCTTCCGTGTAGATACCGGCGTTCTGCTTCTTGTCGTAGTCTGCAAGCTCTTTAGCCGTAGGGCCACCTTGCTTACCGCGACCTGCGCCAGCGTTAGATTCAGCCATGATTTACCCCTTAGCAGGCGCGACCGCCCTTAGCCATCATTTTGCCTTTGGTCTTGCCTTTTTGAGCAATACCATCAGCGCGACTAGATGCAGAGCCGCCAGAAGCCATCTTCATAGCTGCGCCGCCTTTTTTCATGGGCATTGCTGCTTTAGCGCCTGCTTTTTTCTTGGCGATCATTGCCATAAAACCGGGGTTCATTTTGCCTGCCATATCACCACCTCTTTTAAAAGTTTTGCCTTTATCGGCGTTGGAAAAATCTTTTCCCACGGACTGTGGGACTCCTGCTTTCTTGGCAAACGATGGATTGTGGGCCACCGCCTCCATGAACCTGTGCTGCTTACCCGATGAGCTAGGCATTAGTACATCCGACCTTTGGTCCTACCACGCTGGGCAATACCATCAGCACGGGATGCTGCGGAGGAGACTCCACCGCCACGTTTGTACCCAATCGCTCCACCCGAAGTATCAGCTTCAGAGAGACCTTTTTTGGGCTCTTTAAATTTACTGGCTTTCTTGGGTCCAGCCATCCACATCAGGGGGTTGGTAACTTCTTCACGACCTTTAGCGGCGACTTCCGAAGCTTGTTTAGCCACCATTTCCATGGGTTTTTTAGCTTCTTTAGCCACTTGGGCCGCTTTGTACATCTTGTAGCCTTTTACAGCCCCAGCCCCAAGACCCGTTGCCGCAAGCATAGCTTCAAGGTTACGGCTACCTTCAGTGCTACGTTCACCACCAGAAGACTCAGGAGCCTTTGCACTCTGACCGGGAATCTGGCCAGCGGGCTCTTCAGCTTTAGGAGCAGGTTTAGCCTCAGGCTTGTTACGCGCTGTCAATCCACGCTCTTTGTTTAAAAACTGATTTAAAGTCAATCCGGAATCTGCTAGTTCTTTTTTACTGACAACACGATTCCCGCCATCGCCTTTTACGCCAGTCTTTTCAGTAAACGTAGTAATTTCTGGTTTGGTCTTTTTGCTCATCCGTTCTGCAACGGAGGCGTCGCCAACCATACTTTCGTCGTCATCACCACTAAAACGTTTAATCTTGGCCATTTTTAAACTCCTTAGCTAATAGCACTGCGTTGCTCTTTCATAAACAGGTCGATTTTGTTCTCAAACCTGTCCAGTCTGTCCAGTATCCGATCGATGTCCGTGTGCAAGTCTACCTTCGTCACGTACTCTTTGGGCATCTCTTCCCGAGTCTTGTTCAGAAGGATTGTGATCCTTGCCAACTCTGCTGACTTCTCCCTCAGACTCCAGCCTAGTAATCCGAGCAATGTAGTCAGCAAGAGATTCCATATCATCAGTTCCATCTCAACACTTCCAAGCTCGAAGGCTCTTGTTAATCCGGCTGTTTGGGTCTTTGGACGCTTCTGGCGGTAACATTTTGTTGGAGTTGGACACGGGTTCAAACTCTAATATGACCAATGTCATCTTGCCGGGTGAAGGTATCGTTTTTCCA